TGTAATAAAAACATTGTGTGTGGATTTTGTGTCCCCACACAAAAAAAAGGGCCGCTGAGATTATTCGGCGGTTCTTTTTATTTCTTCCATTATATTTTGTAATAATTCTTGTTCTTCTTTATTAATTGGTGCATATAATGCAGAACGAGCTAATTCTAATTCTGTTTTATATGTGTTTTCTTTTTTTATTTCGGTAAAAAATCCGTTAGAATATGCCTGAATAACAAATCCTAATGTTAAGATGAGTAAATCATCATTTGTGGATAGCGTTTCAATCCATAAGTCTTTGTTTGTCTTATCATTTGTTTCATCATATATAAAGTTTAGTTCTTGTTGTTCCATTTAAAAATCCTTTTATTCGGTATATGTATAATCAGAACCTTGTACGATTGTTCCGTTGTGTGTATGTGGACATGTTTTGCATCCGAATTGACAAGTGCCTATTTCTTTATCTCCTACTTTTGCTTTGCTAAGTCTATCTGCGAAACTAAATTTAGAACCTGTGATAATTTGACCTGAACCGCCGCATGTAGTACAAACTACAGTATCGGTTAGTCGTGCGCATTTTAATCCATCTACATACGTATATTGTGAACCTGACGTAATAATACCAATTTGTGTTCCGTGTGGACAAGATATTTTTACAGTATCACCAATACGAGATTGTCGCGGCATTATATTTCACCTTCTTGTTTCTATTCTAAAAATGAAATATATATTGGTGGAGTAAAAAATAAGAGGCGCATTTGCACCTCCATTTTCAGTGTTAATTCATGTTCTGAACGTTATTGATAATTGTTCTTGCTTTGTTGATATGCACGTTTGCTTCTGCGAATTTTGAATTGATAACTAGCGTGCTGTTGCGCGGGAGAATCCCAGCGCAATAGTAGTTCATATCCTGCTTGTTGGTAGATTTAATATCTTTGATGAGAGTGTTTGCCAATTCCACTTCTCTAAAAGCCTCATTGAGTTTTTGTTTCTTTGCGTCCGATATTGCCTTTGATAGTTGATTCGAAGGAGTAAAGCCTACATAATCAAAAACACAACCTACATTAAAAGCAAACAATGTTTCCTCTTTTTTGTTTCTTGATTTAAATGGATGAGCGGATGTTTCATTCAGAACATCTGCTAGACGACTACTGTATTGATTTAGAAAATCGCTATACAAGATACAGTAGTCATTTACAATCAGCTTGTCTTTTAGTGGAGTGTGAGTGGATAGTTGATATCCATACGGAATTTCATTGTCGATGGCTAACTTGTATTCTCCGTACATAAACATTGAAAATGACAGTAGGAGAACACATCCAACTAGATAAAAAATCCCTCTGAAATGCATGATGTTTTACCGTCCTTTCTTTTTATATTTTTAATATAACATTGATTTTTTGTTTTGTCAAGGAGAAATTTATATGTTAGTAGTTAATTTTTTTGCAGGTGCAGGAGCAGGGAAAAGTACAATTTCGGCAGATGTATATTGCAAATTGAAGAAACTTGGATATCGGTGTGAATTGGTAAATGAATTTGCAAAAGAATTAATTTTAAGTGGAAATTTAGAACCGCTAAACGACCAAATATATTTATTCGCAGAGCAGTTACATCGGATTAGGAATTATGAAAAACACGGGACACAGATTGCTATTTGTGATTCACCATTGATTCTAAGTTTGGTATATGATAGAAATAACGAAGGAAACGAATTCGTTGATTTGGTTTGGAAAAAGTTTAATTCTTGTCAAAATATGAACTACATGCTAAAGCGAATCGATGGGTTTTGGCAAGCGGATGGTAGAATTGGAAATGAAACCGTTGCAAGACAGAAAGACGAAGAAATTAAATCAATATTGAATGATGTAAAATACAAAATAATTACGCCGTTTGAAAGTGATTTGGTTGTAGAAGATATAAAAAAGGAATTATCATGAGTGAATTTACGGATTTTATGGAAGCGTATGATAGATTTTTGGCAGATAAAAAATTAGTTATTGCTAGTCATGATGCTGAACAATATGGGTTTAAGATAGGTGTAACAGCAAGAGATTTATTTAAAAAACACGTTGATAATATTCCTGATGATTTGGGATTTACTGAGAATGTAAAAGAAAAATTTAAAAATATGTTTAATGCAGGAAGGTTATTATTAGGTGTTCATGTTATATCCAATCCGATTGGTAAAGATGCAAGAAAAGTTTATTTATATAAAGTGAATATTGCTAACCTAAAAACAACAATTAAAGATGTTGTTTTTAAGAAACATGATAAGTTATTCCAAAAACCAATGATGAAAGACCCTATGGGTGGTAGTAGATATTGGCGGTATGGAATAAAAAGCACATCAATTAAAATGAAAGATTCTGTTAATGTATATGTAGATGCTGTAGACCATGAAAGCGTCGGCTCGTTTATAGGGGAAGATAAAGGGGTTAATGTTAGTGGTTTTGTAAATTATGAGACAGGGGAAATAACAATCAATCGAATTAGCAATAGGAACAATGAATTTTCTATTCGATTTGAGCAAGATTACAACGAATTAATTGATAAAAATATTGAATCATCATCAGGTAGTGGAAATGGAAAAAATGGAGCATCTTCACATGGACACAGTTCAAGTTCAAGTGGTGGAACAGTTGGTGAAATGTTCAGCAAAAAACATTACTATTATGATAAGGATAATTTTTATATTAACTTTATTGGTTTTGTAGAGCCAATGGTTGTAATATGGGAATATGAAGTTCCAGAGGTGGGGAATAGTGCAAATTAGAACAAATCTTTTTTCATATAATGATACATTTCGTATTAATAAATCTTGTGAAGTTCATAATGTAACACTTGCAAGTAATATGAAAAACTTTGCTTTAGTTGGTGAAGAAATGAATGTAAAAGCTGTATTACAAGAATGTTTTGATGAATACCATTATAATCTTGAAAATGATATGCTTTTATTGAATTTGTGAGGATATCATGAATAAATTTTTGGATGATGACAATATTATAAAAAAAGAAGATGTTGTTGAAAGTGAAGAAGTAAATGATATTGTTGATATGGGATTCGAAGAAAACGATGTCGTTGAAGAACTTAAACCGCCAAAAAAGAAACGTACCGTACAAAAGAAAAAAGAACTTCAGATAAAAGAAGAAGTTCCTGTGAAAGTTCGTGAACCTAAATCAGAACGTGATGTAATCATTGATTTATATGATAAATTAAGAGAACAAAAGTTGATTAAGGAAATCGAACTAGATGTAAACCATTTCATGTATAATGAAGGTGGTTCAAATCGAGATAGAGAAATTTATCAACGTATGATAGATAATTTAGCAAAAGAAATTCGTACATTAGATAAGAAAATATACTTTTTACAAAAGCGGATGTGATAAATCCGCTTTTTTTATATATAATAATATTGAGCAATGAAAAACCATTCATTGTTTTTACAAGGTTGTTTGTTCCCTTATAAAACAAACAAATGGGCAAAAATGTAAAGAAAAGATGGAAAGTAAAAGCAGATGTGGTGGGCGGCAGAGAGTCACGTCTGCTTTTATTTTATCAAATGGTGATTTTGATGGCAGAGAGTGATACGCATAAGAGATTAAAAATTGTTGCTTGTGCGTTTTTAAAAAAGACGTGTATTGATGTTGTTTCGGTTGAAACGAAATTCAATAATATTAGAAGTATCGCAGATGTTTGCGGATTAAATTTTAGAAGAAAAGAAGTTCGCATTGTTGAAGTAAAGGCTACATTAGCAGATTATAAAAGAGATAGTAAATTGTTTAAATTGGAAAAATCTTATTTCCAACATTGTAATTATTTCTATATAATGTGTCCGACAGGTGTTATTCCAAAAGATATGGTTCTGAAAGAATTTGGTTTGATATATGTAGATGAAAATGGAAATGCAGATATTATCCAAAAGCCACAGAAGAATAAAAAACTTAAAACTAGATTTGAAACTACACTAAAAAATACTTGCCGTAGTATTACAAATCATTTGATTTTTAAGGTATTTAAAGTAACGAATTTTACAAATTTGATTAAGGATAAATCTGAAAGGAAGAAAAAATGAAATATGTTATTGGATTGATAAATGGTTTGTTTGCGTTGATAGGATTCTTGTTGGTTGTTGGCTGGTTCTTTGTTGTTTGGGTTTCTTTTTCGCTATTAATAGTCACAGGATTTGTTTATTGTATTGGTTATTTTTTATCTTTGGCTATGGGTACAATCGCTTTTACATTGTTACAGTCTTTTTATATAGCCTGTTGTCTGTTATTAATACGAACGGTTTTATTAATGTTGTTTGGCAATAAAAAGTAAAAAGGTGGTGAAATTTTGGCAAAGATATTTTGCATTGTTGGAGCTAGTTGTAGTGGAAAAGATACAATTTTTCAACGGTTAATTGATGTTGATAAAACATTAGTTCCGATTATAACGTATACCACTAGACCAATTCGACAAAAAGAACGCAATGGAAAAGAATATTATTTCGTTGATAATAAAGTATATCATAAATTAAAAAATTCAGATAAAATTATTGAATATCGTTCATATAAGACGGTTCATGGGACATGGTATTACTTTACAGCAAATGATGGACAGATTGATATTAAATCAGATAAAACATATATTATGGTAAATACGCTAGAAGGTGTGCAAAAACTTCAAAGTATTTATCCAAATAATTTAGTTGTTATTCATATTTGTGTGGATGAGCGTGATAGACTGTTGCGTTGTATTGCACGTGAAATGAATGGAAATGAAGATTACGTAGAAATGTGTCGTAGGTTTGTTGCAGATGCGAAAGATTATTCTATAAATAACTTTAATAATATAGGAATACCGCACATTCGTGTGCAAAATGAATGTGTGCAAGATTGTGTGGATGAGATTCGTAAAATCATTAAATCAAAAAAGTAAGGTGTAAACAGCCTTATTTTTTTTTAGTACATATTTATTCTTTATATAGATTAAACAGAAAAAGTGAGGATTCGTTATGAGCCGTCTAATTACTTCAAAAGTTACTGTGCTACCTACTGATAGCAAAAATGATAATTTTGTATTAGCTTTAATAGATTATTTTAATGAAGAATTTAAACGTAATCAGTTAAAAACATCGAAAAGTAATGGGTATGTAAAAGTTGCTTTGGACGGTGTATATGAGGATAAATATGATTGTGTTATTGTTGATTGTTGCAATGGTAAACTATATCTCCGTGGCGGGAATGTTAAAGATAAATACTTTGGCAGATTAAGTAAATTTGTTGCTAATAGAAAATCTGATGCATATCATTGTGTGAATTATAATGCAACAAGAATTGTTAATCGTATTAAAAAATTAAATGATTCATTTAATAACAAATCATTAAATCGTTTAGCAGGTAAATTTAATGGTTTAAAAAATCGCGTTAGAATTGCTGACCTACGTATTTTTGCAGAAGAACAAAAAACGATTGAAGAAGAATATAAAAACAATGCGACGTTTAAAAATCAATTAAACGAAGTTTTTAAAAAAGTGTTTAAAGATACAATTACATCTGAACGTGGTAAAGTATTTTTAGAAATGTTTAGTACATCTGTTTTATTGAGAAAATCTCATTCTGAAATAATGAATAGCATGGGAGCAGGTGGAATAATTCAAACATTAGCTAATGAAGTTGGTGCAGTAATCGACCTAAAACAATACAAACGTGAAATGGGAGATTTATTTGAATTATTCAATAAATATATTGATAAAGATGGGTATGATTATTGTACTGAACAATTAAAAGAAATACTTCAAAAGCAATATCAAGATTTAGCTAATAAACTAGAAAATCAGGAAGATAAAGTTGGAGAACAATTTGATGTTGGCAAACTAAATGTTATTGATATTTTGACACGTGAATGTCCTTTTGTCTTTTATAATGGTGATATATATAAAGGCAACAAAGGAGAAACACATAATCAGATTATGCAAAGAATGTTTGGTGAAATGGATAATGACTTTTTCCGTCCGAATCCTGATGATATAGAGAATTTAGATGATAATGCACCATTAGCTTTTGGACATATCATTAATAACATTGCATTTGTTGAAGAAGATGAATTGTTTAATTGTTCGTTGAATGATGTAATTAAAGCCGTTAAAAGTCAATTAGATGTTATTAAAGTGTATGGAATTAATGAAGGTTCTACACTAATGAATCGTTTGGCAAATCGAGTGTTAGATTTACGTAATCATGTAAGAGTTGCTGATTTACGAACATATAAAATCGCAGACCTGAGAATCGATAAATGTATTGTAGCAGAAGATAAAAAGAATTTTTATCAAGAATATGCAACAGATAAAGAATTTCATACATTGATTGATGATATATATGAAAGCGTTGTTAAAGAATTTTTAATGTCAGATGATTGTAAGGAATATATCAAAAGTTATACATCATCACAGGTATTAAGAAAAACACTAGATGATGCATTGGAAGAAGCCAATGGTGATTGGTTACAATTAGTACAAAATGAAGTAAAGAAAGAATTAGATGAATCTGAATATGATAATGTGCTAAAAGATGATATTGAAATATCATTTAAAGGATTCGTTCGGCAGAATGAAAAAATGTGGAAACAATACATGAATAATGTAGTTGATGTTTCAAAGGAAAAATCAAAAGATTTATCTGAATATCTTTCAACACTAGATGATGCACCAGGCAGGGTAATCAAGACTACTGATGTAGATAGAATAGATATTTTCAATCGTGATAAACCATTTTTATATTATAATGGTGATGTTTTAATTGGAAATGAAAGCGGAACGCATAGCGAGATAATCTCTGATTTGTTAGGATATGATTCAGACCAATTCAATCGAAAACGTCCGAATGTAAATAAAATTGATGATGTAGACAAAGAAGATTCTTTTGGATTTGGACATATTATTGATAACATTGCTTTCGTTGATGATTTCGGAATGGTTAATTGTACGGTAGATGATATAGGGAAAGCAGTTGTCGATGAAACGTCTGTGGATAAAGCATATACAACACCTGATGAAAACGAAAGCACATTTAGACGTGTGGCAAGAAAAGTAGTTAATAAGTTAAAAAATATGAGATTGAAGGTGATGAAATGATTCTAAATTCTGATAAATATTTTCGCGCAAAAAAAGAAATGGAAATGTTTAAGGTCAGTCAATTAGATAGACCTGATATGACTGTTCATGTAAATAGCGGAACGATTATTTATAATAATCAGTTAATCAATTTTTCAGAACGAAATACAGATATTATTTCAGCACCACGCATCGGAACATGGTTAGTAGTTGTTTCTATCAATAAAAATGCAGAATTAGTATACACTTATGGTATTCAATCTACAGAAGAAAAACAAATTCCTAAATTGCCTGACGATTGTTTTCATTTGTGTGTGATTGAAATGTCGGCAAGTACAGAGTTCATTACAAATGATATGATTTATGACCTACGTCAGGTATTTAATTTTAGTTATGAAAATGAAAAAGGTTGTACCTATAAATGTGGGTTGGAAAATGATTACGCATTTACAAAAGAAGATAGAGAACAGTTAAAGAAATATTATGATAAGTTAGAAGATTTAAGTCTTGAAATAGATAAAATTCGACTGATGTTTTCACCGCAAAAAGAATATACAATTCTTACAGATAGTGGGTTAGAATATGTAATTCGATTTAAAGATGATGGAACACCATATTTTAAACGTAAAGATTCTTATGAAGATAATCCGTCACAGGATGAAAGCAATACACATACCAATTATAAATTCGTTTACGGTTCAGATACAATGAATATTGTTACACCTACATGTGATGATTTTGTTCAGATTGCTGTAAAAGTAAAATCTTTCGATAATATGAACAAAAATATTCCGTGTACCTTGTTTATACGCTGTAATGATACAACAATACATAGTAGCAATTATGAACCACATTATCAAGAAAATGAATTTAAAATTGATAATATAGAAATTACAAAAGCAGGATTTTTTGATAGGTTTAATTTTAAATTCCATAATACAGGGCTACATCAGATGAGTTTGTATTTATATAACAATGAAACACAAGGAATTGTTGATAAAGCAAATGTAGGATTTGACGTTCAATTTATCAAACAAAATGTAGATGATTAACTATAAAAAGAGAGATTAAATCTCTCTTTTTGTTTTATTTTACTTAGACATATATATGTTCTTTTTAGAAGAAAAAGTGGAGGGGATATATTGTCAAATTTAGAAATTGTTGATATTAAAAATAACATAGAAGTAATAAAAAATGAAATTGTTACAGCTAGTCAAGTGAATATGATAAACGGTTTAGATTTAGATGATTTTATATATCATAAGTTTTTAAATCGGATTGACCCTGTGGAATATTGTGAAGATGTATTACGTGCTCATTTACCGAAATCAAGACAAAAATTGCATGAAAATCAAACAGCATTAATTCGTGCTGTATGTAATCCTAAACTGAAACAGGTAGCAGGATTAATGGCGCGTCAGTGCATTGCAAAAGGAAGTATGATTCATACAAGAGATGGGAAAGTTATTCCAATTGAGAATCATCCTGATGCTTGGTTAACAAGAGAAAATGCAGATGTTTTACAAGTAAAAGTAAAAGGTGGACATGTAATTTATTGTACAGAAAATCATCCTATTATGACTAAAGATGGTTGGAAACGAGCCGATGAATTAACAAAAAACGATTGGGTGTGTTGTTTATATTCATGGGATAAATTCGGTGATGGTAAAGTTCCGTATCATTTTAAACGCAGTTATATAGAAAAACAAGGCGTTTTTGAAATGAATGATGAATTGGCTGAGTTGTGTGGGTATATGACGGCAGATGGATATTTGGCAAAAGGACAAAGCTGTAAATTTACAAACAAAAATCCACATTATATTAGTCGTGTGGAACAGATTGTTACAAAACATTTCAAAGATATAATTGTTAAACATAAAAATAATGGAAATTGTGATGTTATATATTTTGTAACAGAAAAAAAGGATGCTGAAAATTCATTTAAAGATTTTATAAGTATTATGCAATATGATGAAACAAGAATACCTTATGCAATGAATTATTTTACAAAATCACAAGCATCTGCGTTTTTTAGGGGAATTTTTGCAGGGGATGGATGTATTTCAAAAAAAATGCGGCTGGGTCGCATTAATTATGATGTAGGATTGTCAGCGAAAACATCTTTACAATATGCTGAGTTTTTAAGGGAAAATTTAAATAAGTTAGGAATTCGTGGGCAAATAAAAAAAGAATGGTTTAAAAAAAGTACACAATACCATTATAGAATTTGTATTAGTGGACAAAGGAATCGTAGATTATTTTTAGAAAACATTGGTGAAATTATTGATAAGCCTTTCCCAAATGTTGAATATATGAAAGGTGAAAATCCAACAGAAATAATTATTGGTGAAGATGGGGAACAATTATATTTTTCACCTGTTGTTTCTGTAAAAAATTATGGAAAATCAGATGTATATGATGTAACATATCATAACAAAGGCTGGTTTCTTTGTGGTGGTATGAAAGTACATAATAGCGGGAAAACCGAATCTATTAGCTCATTTTGTGGATATTTGATTGACAATTATCCGATGATGCGCGTTGGTATTTTTACTCCTAGATTACAACAGGCAGAAGTGTCTATTGGAAGATTATCTACATTTTTTCAAATGAATGAAGATAGATTGAATAATAAAATTGTGAAAATAACGAAAGATATTGTTGAATTAGATAATGGTTCTTATGTAACAGCAGTATCAGCATCAGACCAATCGAACATTGAAGGTTTGACCTTTGATGTTATTGTTCTTGATGAAGCACAAAAAGTGTCAGACTACACTATGTCTGAGCGAATTACACCTATGGGGACCGCTTGCACTGTTGGTACAGCGTCTATACAATTACTTGACGGAACAACAAAAACAATACAAGAAATCGTTGAAAATGAATCTGTTAAACAAATTCCATGTATAGATTTTGACACAAAAAAAATTGTTGTTGGTGATATATCACAGTATTGCGATATGGGGGAGCGAAAGACGTTGAAAGTCACGCTAGCAAATGGTGACGAAATTTGTGCTACATTTGAGCATCCAATTATAGTAAAAAGCCGTGAAACAGCAAAGCATCGAATCCCACGATGGGAGCGGATGGACAATGTTAAGATAGGATATCAAGTTGCAATACCACGAGAATTGCCGTTTTTTGGAAATGTACATAATAATTACGCTAGATTATTAGGTATGTTCATTGGCGATGGTTCTTATCGTGGTTCGACTGTTTATTATGGTTCTGAAGATAAAGAATTAATTGATTATATTAACAGCACTGGTTTTTTGTTTGAATGCAGGAGTACATTTTTAACAAAGTCAAAAGGGAAACTTTATCAAAAAGGTATTATTAGAGGATGTAAAACAATCTTAAAAGATGTTTGTATTTTAGGACAAGTATCACTTAATAAAACGCTTCCAAAAGGATTTGAAAAGTGGGATAAGGAATCTTTGGCAGAGCTTATAGGTGGATTATATGATACAGATGGAAGTGTTCATTTAGAAGAAAATCGTCGTTGTTCGATTGAGTTTGGCTCTATATGTAAACATATTGTTGATGATGTTAGGTTTATACTTAGAAAGTTTGGAGTTCAAACGAACATAAGAAAATCTGATGGTACGGTTTCAAAATATAATGGTAGACAATTTATAACGAAAGACTATTGGACGATAGATATAAAAGACAAAGAATCTGTTGAGAATTTTTATAAAAATTTCAAGTTGTTAGTTCCACATAAACAAAAAATATTAGACAAAGGAATTGAAATTTTAAAGTCAAGAAAAAATAAAATTCCAAAAGATTTAATTGATACAGATATGCGTTTTTCACGAGTGGTATCTATCGAATATACTGGATATCAAAAAGTTTATGATTTAACTGTCGATAAATATCATTCGTTTATAGCTAATAATATTTTTGTTCATAATACCAACGCCAAAATTATTAAAATTGGAACACCAAAAACACGTAATCACTTTTATGAATCAGTAGAAGGTAAATCTAGTGAACAGTGGACTGTTGTAAAACGAGATTGGACGCAATGCCCGCAATCATGGTTATTGGATGCGACATATTTACCTGACCCAAAGACAGGGAAGGAACGTCCGTATTCAGCATTCATTTTAAATCAAGCTATGCCAAAAGTTTTAAAGGAGCAAATGTTTCCAAATAATCCTGAAGTTTGGACAGAAGGAAACTTATCTGTAGAAGATTTTAAAACACAGTACATGTTAGAATTTATTGATGGTGCAGGTAAATTCCTTACATCGGATGATGTTAAAATTCTAACAAGTGGTGAATATTCATGGTTAGACCACGGGATAATTGGTGAACATTATGTTGCAGGAATAGATTTTGCAGGTTCAAATCCTGATGGTGATAGTACGCAAATTACAGTTTTGCGTATAACAAGAGATGGGATTAAACAAAAAGTATTTGCAAAAGAATTTAATGATGCGAGTTATCCCGAACAAATGTATTACATTTCTAATTTGTTTGGTGGTTATAGACCACGATTTGAATGTAAAAAGATATTCGCAGATTACACAGGATGTGGCGCGGCGGTTGTTCAAACATTACAAGAAGAATTTGGTTTGAAAAATATTGAAGGTATTATTTTTAATGCAAGAGATAAATATACAAATTCAGGAATGAATCTTAAAAATGCAATGTATGGTAAATGGAGACAAGAATTTGATAATAAAAAATTCCAATATCCGACAAAAGAAAGATTCTGTGAATCCAAAGCGGATGGAGCAGGTGTGGAAAACCTAAATTATTATCATCGAATGGTTGGAGAATGGGCAGATTTGGAACAGACAACAACAGGATATTCTGTAAACAAAAAAATCGAAGCGTCAAGCGGTTCTCACGATGACGTTTGTGATGCAGATGTTCTTGCGAATTTTGCCGCTGTTGCAGGTCAACGTTCATCTATGCCAAAGCCAACAAGAGGAAGATTCAGAGTATAAAAAAAGAGAGAGTTTATCTCTCTTTTTTTATGTATTAAAAGTATTTTTTTTATGAATATGGTGATAAAAATTTTAATAAAAAATATATAATAAACTTGAAAGGATTGATGGCTAATTGAAAACTACTATTTTAGATAATGGATTAAAAATAATTACAGATGAGACAGATGGAGATTTCGTAACAGCTTCTTATTTTGTAAATAAAGGAAGTATTGATGAAAAAGAAAGTACATTAGGAATTGCACATTTAGCCGAACATATGGTTTTTAAAGGAACAACAACACGTGATAAAAATGAAGTTTGGGAATTTGTTCAAAGAAATGGTGGTGAGCTAAACGCATATACATCGACAAATTCAACGTGTTTTCACTGTACTTCTTTAAAAGAATTTGGATTTGATGCCGTTGAAATTGTTTCAGATTTGGTTTGGAATAATACAATTCCGCAAGAAGAATTTGAATTAGAAAAATCAGTTGTTATTGAAGAACTTAAAATGTATCATGATGATGCAGAACATCGTGTATATGATTTAGCAACGAAAACACTGTTTAATAAATATAAAAATAGATGGTCGAACGGTGGAACACCTGAAACAGTTTCAAAAATTACAAGGGATGATATGGTAGAATATATCAATAGAGTTTTTGTTCCACAAAATATTACAGTGTGTGTCACAGGAAATATTAAACACGAAGATGTTGTTGACTATATATCTTCTTATATAGAAGGTTATGAATTTTCTGATTCTAATGAAAACTATAGAGATGCTGTAGATGAACTTAATTTGGTTGATGGATTTGAAACAATTGATGGAACACAATCAACAATGTTTGCTGTTTGGGAGACAAAAATAAACAATGAACGAGAACTAATGATTAATTCTATCTTATCTAAAATTCTTGGCGGTGGATTTGGTTCACGCATGATGCCAATTCGTGAAGTATACGGATATGCTTATACGGTATATTCAAATTATGAATTTAATAGTTATGATGATAAAGCATATTGTTTTGTTTATGCAGGATTAAATAAAGATAATATTGAAGTAACAAAACAGTTGATTGCTGATAATTTAGATAAATTTATTTCTGATGGGATAACTGAAGCAGAATTTAATCAGGCAATTGTAAGAAATATTAGTTCACTGAAAAAAAAGAAATGTTTCTGCGAAGATTTGAATGATTTTAAACTTTCACAGCTTTCGTTCGGTGGTTCGTTAAGTGTTGATGATTTAATTGAAATTTTGGATACTCTTACACTTGAAGAAGTAAATGAATATATAAAGAATGTATTTAGCAATCATAAGGTTGTATATATGGTGGTGGAACAAAAACAGTGAATGAAGAAGAAACAGTAGTAGAATTGACAGAAGAAGAAATGCGAACGACGGAGAATTTTGATTTAGTCCCGCCGTTTGAACCATTATATGAATGTATCAAAACAGATAAAAATAGAATATGGTTTTACTATGAAGAAAAAATACACAAGTTGGTAGGTTGGCTTGGATATATGAAGTCTTTTGATAAAGAAGAACTTCTACAACAAGCGTATATATATTTTCATACATTGTGTGAAGCGTATGACCCATATTATGACGGTAAATTCTTTAAGTTTGACAGATATTTGTTCAAGAATATGATTATTAAACTCAGAGCACATATACAGCGTTATTATTTCAAAGGTGGAAGGGAAAAACCGTCGGATTGTGATTTCTTACTTGAGACTGAAACGGTTGATGTGATTGGCGCAACGGAATCAGATTTATATATGACACATATATTTGATACGTTAGAAGAACGTTCAAGAGAAGTGGTTGAACTAACGTTAGCGGGATATAAACAGCAGGAAATCGGTAAGAAATTAGATATTAGTCAAAGTAGGGTTTCTGTTATTAAGAAGAAAGCGTTAAAGCAGTTATATCTAATTTTGGATGAAAAACATACCGATGATGAAAAACGTGAAATGCAAATAAATGATATAAAAGAATATTTGTTCGACAAGCTAATTACATTAGAATCGAAATAACATAAAGGGGAGATTGGTTCTCTCCTTTTGTATTTGTCTAGTAAAATAAGCGAAATTGCTAATATAAATATTTTTTTATGCTATTTTCTTAGTAGATAAATTTAGCGGTTCTGGCTGATTTCGGAACTTACAAAGACGGAGATGAAAAAATGATTAAACGTGTTGCAGACTGCGGATTTGATGATGATGTTTTTGTTAAACTTGCAGAATCTATGAAACAAAATGAAAAAAAACTTTTTTCTGTTGCAAGTTCTGAATCTGAAGCAGATAAAATTCAGAAAGAACTGCAAATGAGCGGACATACCATTGAAGTTGAACAAGATGGCGAAAGATATAATATATATTATTATACGTCTAAAACAAAGGCAAGTGATAATATAGAATATACGGCTATGCAAAAAACAGCAGGTGTATATGATTATGATTTTGACGATGGTTCAATTTGGACTTTAAAAACAATTGATGGTGAACAATATTTAGTTAAGAACGTGGATGAAGATGATGAAGATGAAGTAATTCGCGTTAAAACTGCAAGTAAAAACCATAAAATAACTATAGATGCAGTTGATGAATCAATTATAAAGATTCTAAAGAAGAATGAGTTAATTGTTTCATCAAAATTAGTAGATAATATTAAGAAAGACGTTATTTCAAAGGTTATTTTGAATAATTCCGTTGAAGCAAAGATTAAGGATTATTGTACTTCACAAGTAAAAGGAGAATAAGGAATGGTTAAAGATTTGCGTGAACATAGCGTTTATAACAAAGAATATGATTATGACCTTGACCTTAATTGGCGCGACGATGGAGATGTATTAGGCGATGCGTCAATGAATGATTATCTTAAAGGTTATCAGATTGAACCGTATGCTTTTCAACAATGGGCAAAGGATAAGAAAAAGAACATTAAAGTTGCGACAAAAGAAGTTATTGTTATGCAGTTTTATCCTGAGTACCTTGCTGATTACATTCTAACGCTTTGGAATGGTATTGATGGTGCATTGCAAGATTTCTTTGAAGGTTTTACTTTACGGTATAACAATGATTTGAAAATTGCCATTGCAAATGAATTAAAGAAAAAGGGATATAAAGTATTTCCTGTTCTTGTAGATGATAGAGCATTTTATGCGAATAAGCGTTTAGTTAATATTATTAAAACGGCAAGCAAGAAAGATGTAAAAACTAAGATTGCAATTGCGAAAGAACTTTTTAAGAAAAGCGAAGCGTTAAAACTTTGTTTTGGCGAAATTGATGATATTACCGAGATGGGAACAAAGGTTACTGCCAGTCGCGTTTCTGATTTACTTCAATATTACAGTGCTATATTCCCTGAAGATTATGCAATTTGTCTTACAAAGAATTTAATTGATAATAAGATAGACACAGGGTTTGAAAATTATCAAGACTATGGAATCTCTGATGAGGGATTAAATAGTATGGAAAAAATGTTAAGTGGAAATCAAGATAGTTATTTTGAACAGCCAAATGGCGGTAATACAAATAGCACTGATATGGGATATGATTATGTAAGTCAGATGCGTGGTTTTGATGGTGTAAGACCTGAACAATATGAGCTTCCTGTTTTACATGCTAAAAAAAAAATCTAAAAGCTGATGCGATTGGAAATATACCATTAAGTATGGTTATGGATGCAATAAATGAAGCGTCGGCAAATGTAAGTGTGATGCTAGATGAAAAATTTGCTAATCCACCTACACCAATCAGAAGTATTCGAAAACAAACAAATAAAGCAAAAAGCAATATTGATACATTTTACACGGTAATAAATATACCTGATGTTTTAGATGTATATGAGGTTTGGCGTATAACATTGGATAATCAAGAATACGAAGAAGTATTTGTAATATTATCCGCTGTATGCGAATTGGCAGGTTATAAAAAGCCAACGTGGTCTGATGTTAAATATTGTGGATTTTATAGTACAGTTGACGAAGCAATAAATGAAATATATGCTCGATTAGCGTAAAGAGCAGGGAAGTGAGAAAAACGTGGCAAACTTTTTTGGTGATATGCTTGAAAGACAAGCTAAAGTAGAAACCCCAAAATGGATAGATGATATTCAATTTCGTAAAGTTGTAACGCCAAAACTAAATGTTGAATTTGATACAAATACAATTCTACAAAAAAATGTAACTGCTAATCGAATTGAAAATGTTGGAAATATTCGTGAATTAAAAGTTACATTGACAGATAAACAATTACAAGTCTTTGCAATTAATGAATTAGCAAAGACTTTGCGTGGTAGACATTATAAAGTAACTGCCAATGTTAAAGACGGTGTTGCTGTTTGTAATGTAAATTTTGAGAATAATCCTTTCGAATATGAATTTGTTTATAATGATATTGATGGCGTAATTACTCCTTCAAAAACATTTACAGCACGTTGCGGTGAGGATGTTGAAGAATATCCATTTAACAATGCAGGTATTGAAGATTCATTCGAAGATAGTAAAAACATTGATACAAAGAAGTCAATAAAAACAAAGAATGCACGTTCTGATTATTCTATTATTACACGTTATGAAATTGTTCAACGTTGTAATAATAAACTAACATTAGCAAAAGAACTAATTGAGAAAAACATTAAAGAAGAAAATATTGTTGCTGTTGGCAGTAATGAATATGCTTCTATTTATGATGTGAATATGCTGTTTCCTGATATGCGTGAAGGAATGGAAAAACAAGCATCACATACATTTAATTATGTTGATAATAAAGTTTCTGAACGTATTAATGAAAAGAAAACAGCAAATCGTTTAGCAATTGAAGCAATATCAAGAATGAATGAAAATTTCCATATTGATAAGATTGTTTCCGCTTCACGTGATAACGATACGTTTAAGGTAAAATCAGTTATTGCACATAATAATATTAGAGACGAATATACATTCGTTTTTGATATTTCTAAAGAAAAAATTTCTCATTTAGCAGGAATAGAAGATGAATCAAATTTATATTCTGTAAATCAGCTTGTTAATAAATTTAAAGAAGAAGATGCTAATGTTGCAGAATATATTTCTGAATCAGAGCCTACAGCAGACGGATATGTATATTCAATTAATCAAATTACAAAGCGATTATCTAAGTATGTTCCAAAAAGTGAAGTAGAAAACATTATTCAAAATTGGTTTGCAACGAATAAAGTATCTAAAATCACATCAGATAAAATCGCGAGTAAATATTCTGTAAGTGAATTGATTCGTACTGCAAAATTCTTATCAAAAGATGATGTTGAAGATATACAAAAGCAACAACGAAAATTTGGTGAAGATGAGCGTTTCTATTTCTATGAAGTTCAAGACGGCGATACTCGTAATGAACTAGCAAAAAAAGCAAGAGATGATTATAAAAACAGTTTGGTTAAAAAAATTGGAAAATATTTTTCTAATTTTGATGTTGAAGTTTTAGGCGGCGGCGAGATTTCAATTCGATTTAATAGTCCTGATGGGAAAAATCGAAGTGTATTTGCTTATGTAGAAGATGGCGATATATATTGCTATGTAGGTGAAAACACATATGCTTTGAATAAGTTGCAAGAAATGTTCAAAACAAGTGAATTGCTTTCTGCATATGCTATACCACAAAACGAGAATCTTTCACAAAAACATAAACTTATCATTAGTTCTATGCAGTTTGCAAACAAGCTAAAGGATTATTTAACAACAGAACAAGTAAATGAGTTAATTCAGAATTTGATTAGTGATGGTAAGCTAGTTGATATTGGCTCAGGCAAATATGCAAGTAAATATTCATTTAATCAACTTCTTAATGAATATACAAATCCAATTGATAAAGAAATCAAAGCACATAATCTTGTTAAATCTAATCGAACAACGTTAATGAAATTAGTTCGCAATTATATCAATGATGGAGATACAAGAACTGCTATTGCATTGAATAATGTAGAAAAAGAATATGCACGTTTGTATGATGAAATTTCAAAGTATGTGAATAATTTTAAGTTAAATGTTCTCGGAGGCAACAAAGCTATAATTGCTTTTGTTTCAGAAGATGGAAAAAACAGAAATATTGTTATTGGTTATGATGATAACAATGTAATTTGTAAAGTTGGAAGCAAAGAAGTTCCACTTCAACAACTTTCAAATAGATTCAAGACAAATCCTGTTTTAAAACAATATGTTGCTGATGGAACACCGAATGAATCAGATAGAATTATCATTTCGAAGAGAATGATTCATAAATATCTTGAAGATATACTTAATGAAGATGATATTGATAATTTTGTCAGTGAACAAATATCTAATAATAATCTTATCCCACTGACAGGTGATAATCGTATTTTTGCATCTGAAATGTCTTTTGAAGATTTAATTCGCAATTGCAATTGTGATGTAGATAAAGCATTACGAAAGAATAACCTTCTTAAAAAGAGTAAAGTGGAAGATAAGAAATTTGATTTAGAAGATGTTCAAGATTGTGATACACGTAATGCAAAGAAAACATTGACAGAAGCAGATTTCAAAGTGCAATTCAACAATGCATTACCTGATAATATTGAATGTGTTGAATTTAATGATATTTCTGTTTCTGATGTGTATGCACGTTGTACTGCTAGTGTATTTAATAAAACAAATGGATTAACAATAACAGCTAATTTCGATATGCGAGTACATGACGGAATAATTAATACAGATAGTATTAGTAATTTGGATTATATGTTTAATCTTTCTACTGTGAACAAGCATTATAATAAATTCAATGATATTTCAAATCATAATCATAAAGTGATTATTTCTAAGCGTGTATTAAAAGAACGGCTAGAAAAGATAGCAAATCTTGATAATATTGATGCTGTTATTAAACAATGGGAAGATACAAACAAAATTACGTCTGTTTCAGATGATAAGTTTGTATCTGAGTATAGTATTGAAAATTTGATTTCTTCTTCTAATATTGTTGCTTATTCCGATGATGAAGTAAAAGCACGATATAATAAATCTAAAATCAATACTTTAGTTGTTCCGAAAGAATATCACGTACAAGATTCTGATATTAAAATCCTTTCAAATGTTACCGATGGGAAAACAAAAGACCATTTGAATGATATTAAGAAAGAATGCAATAATATGCTAGATGGATTGATTGCAAAAAATATGGTTACATCTAGTAGGGTATCTAAAATTCGAGAAGCGATTAATAATGCAGAGGATTATACTGAATTAGATGATATTAGTAAGAATATCAATCGGTATATGGAGTAGGTGTTTAATTTGAAGCGTTTGGTTGCTTTAACAGATAAAGATATGCAAAATCTTGAATTGGAATATTGCCGAATGATAGAAAAGTATAACAAAGGTTATTCTGATGATAAAAACGGCAAATTCCAATTAAAAGATTTAGATGAAGATGATACGGATAAAAAAACTTTTATGATAACGACTAAAAATTTAGTTGATTATGATGATAATTTAACGCAGACAAATCCACGACCAGGTATACCTGGTTTTTGGAGTGATAGTATGCGTTGGATAGGAAGGTAAGATGAAATTCGTAAAACTTCCAAAGAAATTCCATATTATATATCATGGTCGGTTTAGAAATAAAGTGGTTGAATGGTATTTTGGAAATATTTGTAATTTGGATTGTTCTTATTGTTTGAATGCGTATACACGTAATGATTATTACAGAAATATGACATTTGAAGAAACAAAGAAAACAGTTGAATTTATCAATACATTAAAAGGTGTATATCAAACAATATTCATTGGCGGTGAGCCGTCATGTTTTGAACATTGTTTGTATGCTGTGGAACATATTCAAGATTGCAGAGTAAACTTAATGACAAATGGTATGAATGAAAAGTTTATTCAAGATGCTGTGCAATTTGCTACACAAGATAAACCAATGCTAATTTGTTGTTCTATGCACTATGAATATTACATGCAAGATAAACAGCGATATATGAATCATTTACACAATTTGATTGATATTTGCAAAGATAATCCGTTTGTTGAATTAGAATTTCTTATGTTGCTGGACAAGGATATGACGCAACAATATAAGGAGTTAATTGAATGGATTGTTCGTAATGCAAAAGGGTTTAATAAAAATTTCGGATATAGTGTTAGCTATGTTCGTCGAGATAATTCAATTGAAGAAGCCGTAAAAAATTATGTATCAATGTCTATTTTGGATGCGGATGTTAGAGATGTTATACGTGAAGATTTAAAAGAAGATAGAATGTCTTTTATTAAAGAAAATCCACATTATCATAAGCAATGTCCATGTTTTAAGAATTATATCAATATAAGATTAGATGGTAGGTTAAAACACGCAGATTGTGCGCATCCGATATATTCTAAGAAATCAATTTTTGATGATGATTTTAATTTAGAAGAAGAACAACATTATATTGAATGCTGTGAAAAACACACAGAAAATAATGGTACTTGCAGAAATGTTTTAGGTAAATTTAAGTGGTGAAAGAAATATGAAGCGATTAAAGCGGATAGCAAAACAAATGTATTCAAAGCCAACGCTAGAATTAAGTGGATTTCTTACGCCTAGTGGATTATATTATACATTTTCAGTAAGATTACTAAATAAAAAACCAATGTATTCGATTAATTGCAGAGATGTTTTTGATTCATGGTCTGTGTATGATGGTGAAGATTTTGAATTTTCATTTGAATTTTATTGTGAATTAGCAATAGCAATAAAAGGATTAAGTTTTGCAGAGGATTTTGCAAGACAGAAACAACGCATTGAAAGTAAAATCAATGATTTAGTTGAACAGGAACAAGATTTGACGATTAAAATGAAGCCGTTGTTCCTAGGTGATTCTGAATATGCAAATTGTTAAGGTGATTTGAATGAAACGATTAATTTCAAGACCAATAACACACAGAGAAATTCCTTTGCAAATTGGATTGAATTTCAAAGAATATGAAGATAGAATAAATGAGTTTGGAGAAATACAAAACAGCAAATATACCACGCCATTTATCTTTGAAGAACCAAATGATACAATGGAATGGAGATTAAAAGACAAAAATTCAGCATATTAAATTACGCTTCTGTTATTTCGTTAATAGGTAAAGCGAATTTAATATTTGAAATTTATATAAGGATGTGTGACAAGTAGTGAAAGTTGAACGTAATAGCGGTGCATTACCTAAGTGGTTAAATGATTTAGCAGAATGTATGCGCGGAGATAAGCAAAAGAAAGTAGCTGTTAAGAATGTGCAAAATCTTCCAAAGGTAAATTGGAAAGATGAAACATTTTATGTAGATTTTACAAAGCAGGGTGCTGTTTTATATAATTCTTTCGGTAACGAAGTACAGCTTGTTGATGGTGCTACTTCTGTTGATGAAGTAAACCGTTATATGAACGAAAACTCTGTAGTTGCTTCATTAGATGGGAATGATTCTACGGATAGTCAAGATTCAGTGGATGAAGCAATGACGAAACAGGCAAATGAAACAGATGATGCTTTTGAACTAGAGCTAAAGAAAATTGCAGATACTATTGATAATGAAAAAGAAATCGAAGTTGTTGATGAACATCCAATGGATGAACCAACAGTAGATGATAATGAACCTTCAACAGATGAAGTAAAAATTGTTGAAGATGAAATTGAGCCAACAGATACAGTTAATAATACAGTTGTTGGTGAAGATTGCATTCCACAATCTTCTGAAGATTTAGTAGGAGAACCTTCACAGTCGGCTGAAGATGTTTGTGACGCACCTGCACAAGAAATTATGTATAGAGATAATGCCCTTACGACAGTTGGTGAAAATGCTTCTGATACACCTAGTATTGCTGTTGGCGATACAGTTTATGTCGGAGGTCATCCTTGTACATTTCAAGGTGTTACAACACTTCCAGCAGGTACAGAAGTTCATGTAGTTGACCTTCCTGTAGAAGAAACAGTTGAAGAACTTCCTGAAGAAGAAGTTACAGAAAAAGTTGTTGCTGAAGATGAAAATACAAATTCTGCTGATTCTACTGATACTAACACAGAAGATACACAAACGACAGATTCTTCAACAGATACAAATACTTCTGATTCATCTGAGTTTGTTTCTAAGGCAAGTTATAATCGTCTCCTTTCTATTGTTAAGAATCTCGAACGTAAGATTGCAAAAATGGAAGGTAATAAGATGACTAAGAACACAAAGGGTTTTTCACGTAAGAATAAGCGTAACAAGCTAGTTGCTTTCACTGAAGCACAACACGCTTACACTACGATTCCAAACGATGCGTATGACCTTAATAGTCAAGATTTGGAAGTGCAACATTTTGTTGACAGTGCTGAACTTTCTAAGTTTATTATTGATAAAGAACATGAACTAGACCTTTCAAATATGCGTGACCGCGCTAAACTTAATGATTATTTCCTAAAGGATTTACTATCTGTATATGAAGATTTAGGCGATGTTATTGATGAAGCTGTATCACCAACGGATGATGTTGTTGTTGATGATATTGTTGAAGAACCATCAGAACAGGTTGTTGTTATCCCATCAGAAACAATTGAGGAAGCAAATCCTGAATGTGATGATGAGTATTGTGATGTTGTCTTAATTGATGATGATAAAATGCTAGATGAATTTGCTGAACAGAATTGTCCTATGTGTCATGCACACAAGTCGCTGAAAGGAATGCGAAAAGTAGCAGGTGTAATCGGCGTTTCTTGTTCAAAGTGCGGGAAAGAATATGCTGTTTCCGCTAATAATAAAGTTTATGCAAAGAAGTAAGCGGAGGTATAGTAATATGTCAGATATGATGATTCGTGGCGAGAGTATTCTTGCAATGGTAAATGATAATACAAGCGTTGAACAAATGTTAACAACAATGGGTGTTCAACCAACAGAAGATTTAGTTAATGAAGCTGTTACAGAATTTTCACTAAATGGTGATACAATTACAATGGAATCCCTATATAATTTCCTTAAAGAAAAAAAGATTCTTTCAAAAAAGCATCTTGTTAATAACAAATTAGCTTCTGTTGTTGATTTACGTTAATTTATAAATTCAAAAAGCATTTAGCGATTAAACTAAATGCTTTTTTTGATTTAAACAATTCATATTTTGAAAGAAAACGGTAATTTTTATGCTAAAACGCATTGACAAAATTCGTTTTATGTTATAAAATAACAATAACAAAGCGCGAAAGCGATTTGTTGAAGAACCTCTTTCTAAAACCTTCTTTCTTACGGAAACGGGAACAAAAAAGTTCCCGTTTTTTGTTATATTTTACTTGCAGTAATGTATTAAATAGATAGAAAGGAAAATTTTTTGGAGGAATTACATTGATTTTAAGAAAAGATATAAATAAGAATAATACGATTGATTATGATACAGATAATTATTATGGCGAATCTAACATGAAGGTATCGTACATTGACGATGAAGAAAATAATGATGATTTTTACGGAGAAAAAAATGATGATGTGAAAATTAATGAAAATGATTTTCTTAACAGTTTAGATGGTGGTGAACCAAAACCTAAGAGACAAAAGCAAAAGAGTACAACAAAAACGTATCGTTCCACTACAATGAAGAAGAAGAAGAAATTGGATGTTGTGTATGATATTGGAGAGGATGTTGTATATCGGAGAAAAAATGCAAAAGTAATGTACGGACCTTATGAAAAGAATTATAAAATGTTTTACGAATTACAAATGGAAGATGGTACAGTGACTTGTGCGGTAGCACAATCTGTACGAAAAGAAAAGGTTTAACCTTTTCTTTTTTTTATAAAAAAATATATAAGAGCAAAAATAAAACAAAATAAGTATGTGCGGAAACATAATGATTATAGGTGTATAAAATGATATTTAACATTTGAACGAATAGAAATTTCGTGAATTTTTTATCTCTGATAATTGAGGTGATTCGCAATGAATAAACCCGTAGCAGGTAGCACTTATCGTAATCTAGGTGCTTTCATGCAAGAATTACGTGTATCCGCACAAAAAGACCCCACAATGAAAGTTAATATCAATGAAGGTTCATTTTATACAGCAGGTATGAAGTTCGTTGAATATGATGGTGGTGTTTCACCTGTTATTAAAGCACCTGCAAGTCAAAGTTCTTGGGTTGTTGTTGCACTTAATAAACAAGGAACGATTTATGTTATTGAAGGTATTCCTTCTGCAAAGCCAGAACTACCTAAGATTGAAAAACATTTCCTTCCACTAGCGGCAATTTATCTTACATCAATGTCTGTGAAAATTACAGATGATATGATTTTTGATATTCGTCCTTTCTTTGCTAGTGGTAGCTATCCTGGTGACCATGCACTTCTTGAAAATACTTCCCTACCAAATAGTCATCCAATTTCTGCTATTAGCAATCTTCAAGAAGCTCTTGATAAGAAAGTGGAATATGCTGATTTAGATAAATTTGATGCTCGCCTTGACAATATTAAAGGAACAAATGCGGCAACGTTTATTCTTAATCAAGCACAGACAGGTGAACCTATTGCTAATGTTGGTATTTCTGTTCATCGTGGTGATAGAAATAATGTTGGCATTCGTTATAATGAACGTAGTGGCGCATGGGAATTTAGCAACGACGGTTCTGTGTGGAATGAATTCGCTACAGTATCTTCATTAGATGGTGGATTAAAAGGAGCAACAGCTACAGCAAAAGGAACAGTAACGCTTTCCGTTGAACCTGCTGACCCATATAAACCTGTTGCTGTTGGTACGAATGACCCACGTCTTGAAAAGATTGATGATAAAGCAGATAAAGACGCTGTTTATACAAAAGAAGAAGTCAATGAAAAACTTCAAGGAAAAATTGATGAAACAAACACTTACACACGTGATACCATTGATACAATGCTACGTGGCAAGATGGATGTTAATACAATTTATACAGAAGCACAGATTGATGCAAAACTTCTTGGTAAGGCAAATGTTGGTGACTGCTATAATAAATCTGAATCTGATGTTCAATTAGATAAGAAAGCAGATAAAGAAGATATTTTCTCAAAAGAAGAAATTACTGATAGCTTTTCACGCAAGGCAAATAAAGACGATGTTTATACAAAGACTGAGACTGAATCACGACTTGCAGATAAGGCAGATACAGAAGAAGTATATACAAAAGATGAAGTGGATGGATTCTTAAATCTAAAGGCTAATAACCTTGACGTATATACAATGGAAGATGTTGATGACCTTCTTAAAAAGAAAGCAGATTTAGAAAATTCTTATAGCAAACAAGAAATTGATGATGCTCTTGCACTTAAAGCTGTTAAAGAAGAAGTGTATAGCAAGACAGAAGCAGATGCTAAATTTGACTTAAAGGCAAATGCAGAAGAAACATATAAGAAACAAGAGGTTGATGATGCTCTTAATCTTAAAGCTAATTCCGCAGATGTATTTAAGAAAGATGAAATCGAAACACTCGTTAATGATAAAGTAAATCGAAATGAAGTGTTTACAAAGGCAGAAGTTACAACAAAGCTCGTTGATTATGCTACAAATGATTCAGTGACAACAAAACTTGGCGATTATGCTAAGAAAGAAGATGTTTATACAAAAGCTGAAATCGGCGTACAGATGAATGATAAGGCAGATAAAACTACTGTTGAAAATTCACTTGCTGAAAAAGCCGATAAAGCAAATTATTATGCTTCTTCTGTTATTGATGCAAAATTAGCTGATTATGTAAAGACAACAGATTTTACTGTTCTTCAAACACAAGCGGCTAAAGTTGCGGATGTATATACAAAAGCAGATATTGATGCTAAACTTGCTGATAAAGGAAACAAAGCTGAACTTATCAATCTTCTTGCCGATAAGGTAGATAATGGTGATATGGCGGCTTATGCAGATAAGACATATCTCAATACTGTTCTTAATGATTATGCAAAGAAAGTAGATGTTCTTTCCGCACAGTATGTTGATTCACAGCTTCAACAGTATGCAAAGAAATCTGAAACAGTTACAACTGCTTCACTTAATACAGCACTTGCTGATTATGCAAAGATTGTAGATTCAGTGACAAATACATCTTTAACAGCGACATTAAATGATTATGTTAAAACAACAGATTTAAACAATACAATTCTTGCTCCTTATGCTAAGACAGCAGATGTTGTTTCAAATACATCACTAACAACAACACTTGCTGATTATGCAAAATCTGTTGATGTTGTTTCTAATACTTCCTTAACTACAACGCTAAATGATTATGTTAAGACAACAGATTTAAACAATACAATTCTTACACCTTATGCAAAGACTGCTGATGTTGTTGCAAATGCAACATTAACAACAACGCTTGCAGATTATGTAAGAAAAACTGATTCTGTATCATCTGTTGTGCTTGAATCATCAAATCATACAAAATATAAGATTACAGTAGATGATAGTGGAAACCTTTCTGCAACACCTGTGTAATCTGAAAATATATAAAAAGGCGTACAAGTTTGTACGTCTTTTTTGCATATAATATTTTTGAAGGACTATATATATAGTAGATAAATAATCTACTATGAAAGTTTGGTGAGAAACATTTGAGACGAAATCATAAAACTGTAGTGGCAAGCAGTAATTTGGGAAATCTTGCTATGAGTTCACTTATAAACAAAGATGAGTTGCCAAAAAATATACAACAGAAAATGACACGAAACGCCAAACGAACAGTTAGGGCAAATTCCGCAGAAATAACTATTGGCAATCCGACATTTTATCAACCGTTATTTCAATCAACAAATTTACTGTTACCACGCGATAGACGCGAAAGAAATGAATGGTGTAGACATTTTTATCGAACAGAACCAATTGTAGCTACTGCATTAGATTTACATACAGAATTTCCAATTTCAGATTTAAATAATGTTTGTTCTGACCCATACATTAAAAAGTTTTTTGACTATTTGGCTTTTGAAAAGTTAGATATGGTAAATCTTTTACTAGAAATTGGATTGGAATATTGGAAATTAGGCGATGTATTTCCTTTTGGACAATTTAATGAATCTGAGGGATTGTGGGAAGGATTTACTTTATTAAACCCTGACTATGTTAATGTTAATGCATCTATTTTTGCAAAAGAACAGCAGATAGAATTAATTCCTGATGACCAGGTAACAAATATTATTGCAGGTGGACCATCAGGGCAGTTTGGTGATTTATATAGACAATTCCCTGAAGATATTGTTATTGCTGTAAAACAAGGAAAAAATATTTCATTAGATTCTAGGTTGGTATCGCATATTGCACATAAAGCATCACCGTATGAATCATGGGGATTACCATTAATGATGCGTTGTTTTAAGACGTTGATTTATAAAGATAAATTAAGACAGGCGCAAGATGCGATTGCGAATAGACACATTATGCCATTGCGTGTGGCAAAAATAGGCACACCTGGTGAACCAATGCCAACGCAGGATGATATTGATGCGTTTAGAGATATTTTAGCAGAGGGTGAAGATGACCCGAACTTCTTCCTTGTGTATCATTATGGATTGTCTTTTGATTATGTTGGTAGTACGGGGAAAATACTACCATTAAATACTGAATTTGATTTTATACAAAATGAATTGATGACAGGTCTTGGAATTACACAGGCAATGTTAAATGGGGATGGAAGTACATATTCTACGGCACAGGTAGGTGCAGAAGCATTAGCAAGAAGATATGCTTCTTATCGTTTACGTTTGGAATCATGGATTAGAAAGAAAGTATATCGTCCTATTTCAGAAGTTCAAGGGTTTTATAAACCTAAAAATGGAACGATTGCAATGAAGAATATGTCACCGAGAGAAATACGTCGTGCAGTATCAAATAAAGAAATGGAATTAATTGTTCCAAAATTATTGTGGCAACAACAAGATTTAACATCGAATCAAACAGCGATGAATTTTATTCAAAGTTTACGTGATAAAGGATTAGTTTCAATGACAACGGTATTGCCACTATTGTCACTTGACCCTGAAACTGAGAAACGAAATCTTGAAAATGAACGTGGCACTGTATTTGATGAAAATGCACCTAAGACAGGCCCGCTCATTCAAGAGGGTAAGCCAATCAATAATGCATTTGAAACTGGCGATACAATAAGAGAAAATGCGCCAAAACGAGAAGATAATATTGAAGATTCTGCTACTTCTCGCCCAACAATAAATACAGAAAAACCGACAACAGGGAATAATCCTGAAGACTTTGGTTTAGAAAGAAAAACATCTTTGGATTTTGATAATGTGTTTACTAAACGTGGGGATAATAAAGTAACGAAGCGGATAAAAACAAAGCAGGATTAAATTCCTGCTTTTTTAGCAAAGGATATATAAGATATGAATAAAGAACTAAATGGAATATGCAAATTAGCAAATCAAACAATTAATGATGTGTTAAATAATGCTTATTTTGATGCGCCGATATATGAAAAATCTAATCGAGTATGTAATGAAATTAAAACGTATATACAGATGATTAGGAATGCGGCAATAGATAGTATAACAGAAGTGTATAATGGCTCTAATGGTGTAAAAAACTTTGAAGATAAATATATAACAACGTTGCAAGAAGATTTTCAGCCAAAGTTCTATCTTATGTTGGAAAAGATTTATAATCAATATAAAACATTTAATCATAGTGAAATTCAGGAATGTATTAAGAGAATTATTGCAAAAGAGTTTTCTTATGTATATAAAAATATACAGTATATTATTGCTAAAGAATTAAAGTTAAATGTGAATTTTGTTGCATCTGATTCATCATGTAATGTTTGTAAATTTGTAGCGAGAAATAATACGCCTACGGATGATTTTATTTGTGTAGATTCATGCGATTCTTATTTTATTCGACCTGTGGAAATTTTTGATACAGATAATTTGATTTCTAATGATATTAAATTTTTTAATGTACCGAAAAAATATAAAAATTCAATAGCATCGTTTTACAAAATGATAAAAATTCGATATCCACACATGATAAAAACAAATGTAAAAATTAAGTTTATTACTGAATATGATTTGAAAGATAAATTCAATGATTTGGCTGATAAAATTCAATTTTGCTTTGATAGTGATTCAAATGAATATGTTATTGTTTTTGATGAGTATACTTATAGACATTTTATATTACGGGCGATATTAGATAATTCAAATGTAGATTCTTTGTTGCAAGAAATGTATTATCGTCGGATTAGTAAAGATGTGATTTTTACAGAATCAAAGTTTATTTCATATTTAGCGGAACAGAATGAACAAGAGTTTTTTTATGAATCTGCAATATCATATATATTAAATCCTAATGCACTTTTCAACATTGATGTAGAATTGTATAAGTGGATGCAATCTGCTTTTGAAAGAGAGGTTGTTATTTGATGTCTGTTTATACATTTGAAATTAAGAAAAAAGATAATACATTGGCTTTAGTTGGTGTAGATGTTGAAAATAAAGATATAGGGTTTTCTTGGTATAGTGATAACGAATTAAATGAAATTCTAAATATTTTAGTTGATGTTCCACAATTAATAATAATGACAGGAGATTCTGTTGGTAGTTCATATGTTGTAATGAAAGAAATCATTGGTTTAGATGATGAACGGTTTTATGATGCATTGAAAAGTCAATTAATTGAATATGATTTTTCTGAACGTAGTTATTATGATGATAAATCATTACAAGATGTTTTGAATTAGTAAAAAATCTCCTTAAATAAGGGAGAGAAACGATATGCAATATAGACGTTTAACGCCATATTTCTCACCATATACTCATGATGTAATTCAATCTAGTTTACAGAATGATGAAGAAGGGTTAAGAAAAATACGTGGGAATGAATGTTTTCTTCTCGCAAAACAGTTTTTAGCCGACCTTCCACTTGTCCCGACAGGAAACCTAACATACTTGCTAACTGAACAAATTCAGTTTGGTTTGTTAGATGGTGTGTGTGATGTTTCTGATGTTAAAAATCATTGGAAAGAGTGTTTGGATGTAGTTGAAAGGTATTTAAAGGATGTAGGTTATTGGCAGACGATGAAGTGAAGGGAGTGAGCATGTGATTAAAAAAGATTATCGTGGTAAGATTGAAAGTTGTGAAAACAATAATATAGGTGTTTTCTTCAATAATAAAAAAACTGATTTATCACGAATAGAAGATAGTAAAACGTTAGTCAATGTTCATCCTAGAACAAAGACGGCAAAGGTAGTTAAAATTGTTCCAAAGGAAAATGACTTTTTATATATTCGGAATCGTGCAGTATCGGCAGGGAATGTAATTGAACACGCTGATGGTACATGTGAATTAGTTCCAATTGAAGAATATTATAGGGATTTTCCAAAGTATTCTAAAATTTGTCGTAATGCAAATTCAAATGGTGATTTCTTTAGTCACGAAGAATTATTACGTACATATAAAACATTTATTGGTAAATCAGTATTTGTAGACCACGTAGATGAAAATGTAGAAGATGCAAGAGGGATTATCCTTGATGCTGTTTATAATACAAATGGTTATTTTGTAGAACTTCTTGAAGCTATTGATAAAAAGGCTTTTCCGCAGTTAGCGGCGGCAATCGAGAAGCGATATATTACAGATACATCAATGGGTTGTACTTGCGCTTGTGCAAGGTGCTCCATTTGTGGTAATGAAGCAAAAACAGAAGATGATATTTGTGAACACATTATGAACTATAAAGGGTTCACATATAATGGACTTCCTGTTTTTGAGGATAATCAAGAAGTAGAATTTTTTGAAGATTCGATTGTTACGCAAGGTGCTGACCCTGATGCAAAAATATTAGAACGTGTGGCAAGCAAGAAAAATCGTTCAAGTGAATTTATTCCTAAGTATTACAAGGAATATAAAAATCCATATCACGATGAGAAAAATCAACGTATGGAACAAAATAAAATTCAATCATTACAAGATAAATTAAATAACTTGCCATGGTCGTAAAAAAGAGAGAATTATCCTCTCTTTTTTTTGTTTAAAACGCATGAAAGATACCGAAAAACTTATATATAAAGTAGTTAGTGAAAAATTTGAAAGGAGTTGTTGATATATGAAACGGTTGATTGCTGATAATACGAAAACAATAGAACAGATATTGAGGGGTTCTGCAAAAGATGGTCGTGAAATTCTCAAAGCACTTGAAGAATTTAAATTTAAGATTGAACAGTGTGATAATCTTTCGATGAATTCTGATATTAATGATAAAATTCATCAACATTACGATATGTTAGATAAATTAATGTCAGGGTTATATAGTATTTGTTTTGATTTAGAAAATATTAACCTAGTTCCACTGTATGATAATGAGCAGATTAATTTAAGTGACCAGTCTGACCCTGATTCTGCAAATGATGGATATGATTTAAATAAAGAGTTCCCTGCTGAACAGCCTGAAAGTGAAGAAGAAGAACCGACAGAGGAAGAAAACAACGAATCAGAAAACGAAGATGAAGAATCTTCAGAAGAGCATTCTATGCCTGATTTAGATGAAGAAGATAATAATTCAGAAGAAGAAAGCGAAGAGGAATAATGGTATTAAAAGTAGTTAAACCAAAGCCAAAACGTTTTAAAATTTCATATGCTATGCTTTCTAATTATGTTAAACAAGAAGAACCAAAAACTATAAAGACAGAACCAAAAGTTCAAAAACAAGAACAAAAATCTTCATTTGCTAGTGAATATGAAAAGATTGTCGATGAAGCAATTCGTAAGAATTTAGTTGATGAAGATGAACGGGAAATGAAGATAATTGAATTGGAATCACTGTCAAAAGATGAATTTGATAAATATGTAAAGTCAGTTAAAGATGAAGATTTTTTGGATATCCAAAATTTAGCAAACGATAATGATGATGATGAAAATTTAACAGAAGCAGAACGCGCATTGAAAATGATTCGTGGAGGCGGAGGTGGAGGATTGATGGCTGATTTATCAACAATTAATAATTCATCCGATGATGATATTATGGATGGATTTTCAGCAAGTACACATAGCGGTTCACGTTCGCTATCTTCAATAAAACACAGTGAGTTTGATGTTGAAGATTATAATGCATTTAATGAAGATAAATTCGTTGCTGATTTGTTAAGTGGAATGAAAAAGACAGGTGCATTAAACAATCAAGAAGTTGTTGTTCAGAAACCTGTTGAACAAAAGAAAGAATTAAATTCAATGTCAAATTTAAAGGGGCTAACAAAACCAATTGTAATTTCCGATACACAACAAACATCATCGACACATTCTTTGCAAGATGCATTAAACAATATTGATTGGTCTATGGGAGCACGTTGATGTTAAAATATTTTTCAAATGAATTTGATTGGCTTGTAGTTAAGAGAGACGCACAAAAAATTATAGATAACGCGATAAAAACATCTGACTTTATTGATGGTAAATATAGCAGGATATTTGCTAATAATTTAAAAATTTTTATAGGATGTAAAAATGTAGTGCTGACTAAATCAGGAACACAGGCGTTAGAATTATCACTAAAAGCATATGGAATCGGCAATGGTGATAAAGTAATTACAACACCTTATACATTTATCGCTACTATATCAGCAATTAAATCAGTTGGCGCAATTCCTGTGTTTGTTGATATTAAACATGATACATGGAATATAGATGAAAATAAAATAGAAGAAAAAATAACGAATGATGTTAAAGCAATTATAGCTGTAGATATTTTCGGAAATCCATGTAATTATAATGAATTACAATCAATTGCAAAGAAACATAATCTTAAACTAATTGCTGATAGTTGTCAATCACTTACTGCTGAATATGATGGTAAAAAAATTGGTAATGTTTGTGATGTGTCTTGCTTTTCATTTTATCCAACAAAACCGTTTGGTGGGTTCGGTGAAGGTGGAGCAATAGCTATTAATGATGATGAATTGTATAATACATTAAAAAAGTTAGTAGACCACGGAACAGATGGAAATGATAATTGTGTAATAGATGGCACAAATGGTTCTTTTGATATGTTACATGCAGTATATATTAATGAAAAAATGAAACATATCAATTCTGTGTTAGAAAAAAGAAATATAATTGCTAATCTTTATAAGCAAATGAAAGGAATTACTTTTCAAGTACAAGAAGAAAATGCAGTTAGCGCATGGTGTAGAATACAAGCATATACAAAAAATAAAAATGTTATTGAATTAATTAAATCTATTTTTGAAACAAATGATTTGTATTGTAGAGATATTTGTGATAATGAAATGTATAATACATTTAGAAATGAAAATATAGTATCTGCTGATATTGCACATAATTCAATTAGTTTGCCAATATATACACATATGAATCTAAAAGATTTATCAAAAAGTATTGACGAATTTAATGAAAAGTTTGAAAATTGCAAATAAACAGTAAAAATACATATATTTTAATAATGATTAACAGTGATATACAATTTTAATTGAAACTAATAATTTATCTGTTTTAGTTGTATTTCATAGTTGAAAACGATGAAAAAAGAAAAGCGTAAAGCATAAGACACATTTTTATATTTTAATTTTAACGATTCTTGCAATTATACCGTTTTATGCGAATGCGTTTCTTATAATATCAAAAATTTTATTGATTTTTATGGAGGTGTATCTTTCGATGGCAACAAGTAGTGCAGGTGGGCATTTTGTATTCGGCCCAACGTTTAACTCCACGCAGTATGTGCGTGCGGCTATTGAAGGTGCTATCAACGGATTCTATGACGTTGATGTTAACAAGGCAGAGGCACAAAACGGTGAACTAGCAGGTAAGATTGTCGCTATCAATGCTGATGGCAAGGTTGAACCAGCAGGTGCAAACGGTAAGGGTGCTGTTGGTCTTTGCCGCGATGACCTAAAGGATATGGTTAACGCAAGCGGTAAGGCTTCATTCTATATGCTCGGCATGGGCGGCGAATATCACGTTGCTGAATCCCGTCTCGGTCAGGGTATTTCAAGCTTTACAATTGGTACAACAATCACAAGCGATGCTAACGGCAAGATTGTTCCTGCAACAGGTACAGATAAGGTTGTCGGTACAGTTGTTTCAATCGGTGAATTCCGTCAGGGTAACATGTATGAATGGGCAGGAGAAGTCGCAAACGGCGGCAAGTTCCTCGGCTTCATTATGCACGCTTAATTAGGAGGTAATTAGATATGTCAATGACACAAGAAGAAAAGCAGAATCTAATTTCCCAGGCGATGGCTAGTGAACAAGGTCGTATGCAACTTGCAAGCGCAATGGCAAACCCAATTCGTACTTCACTAGACTATCAGGGAATTGCACGTAAGCTACTCGTAGTAGACCCACTACCACAGGGCGCACTACCTGTTTATGACCGCGATGTTGACGCAAAGGCGTTCACAGTTTCTAAGCGCGGTAATGCTCCAGAACAACTCATTGAGGGCGAACGTATCCAAGTTCCAACCTTTGAGGTTGTTGCTTATCCACAGGTACGTTTCTCACAAATTAAGGAACGTCGTTTTAATATCATCGACCGTGCGCAACAGCGTGCTAAGTCAGATATTATGGCAGTTGAAGATGAAACATGCTTCTCACTTATCGAAGCGGCTTCAAATGCAGTAAACCCTGTTACAACAGTTACAGGTGGTCTATCACGTGATGCTATCGCTTCTGCATTCCGCGAAGTCGAAAAGCATGACCTTGCTGTTACGAAGATTGTCATGAACGCACAGGCGTTCGCTGATATTCGTAAGTGGGGACAGAATGAGTTCGACCCTGTCACACAGCACGAAGTTCTACAGACTGGTACATTCGGTCGCCTTTGGTCAGCAGAGATTCTACTCTCCAAGAAAGTTCCTCTAAACACTGTTTATGTACTTGCTGACCCTGAATTCGTCGGTGTTATGCCAATTCGTCAGGATATTCAGGTTATTCCTGCTGACGATACACGCCGTCTCCGTGTCGGTTGGGTTGTTTACGAAGAAATCGGTATGTCTGTTGTCAACGCTATGTCCGTTGCAAAGATTAAGATTAACTAATATAAAGAACTTTTACAAAGGAAGCTATTATGGCTTCCTTTTTTTATATAATAACAAGAGAGAAGGTGATGTAATGTGAAACAGATATATGATTTTATTTGGGGATTGCAGAGTAAAACACATTATGATTTAAGACAATTAAGTGATGATTTACAATTAGTAAATGCTAGATTTGTTATTTTATATTTTGCTATATTTGGATATTTGAATTGCTTGCAATGGTGCATTATATATTTTTTTATTTGTGAAATGATAAGATTTGTGCTTAGAAGTTGTATTGAAGAAAAAAGACCCTGTTTTTCTGACGGATATGACTTTGAAAAAAAATTACATTTTAACCTTATATCAACAAACTCTTTCCCGTCTGGTCATGCTAACGTTACATTTGGAAGTGCGTTTTTTATGTTTTATGTATCTCCTGTTGTTGGATATATTGGAATTTTGTTAGCATTATTTGTTTGCTTTTTGCGATTAATTGTAAAATCACATTGGATTAGCGATGTTGTTTTTATAGTTATTGTTAATTTTTTTGTATGGTTATATATTGATATTACATACTTAGATTCTTGCGGGATAAATAATCTTCTTTTGAGGTAATAACATGTCAAAGATTAAACAAAAATTGAATGATACAGGTGTATGTATTATTGGTGTTGGATATGTAGGTATACAATTATCAGTGTTGTTTTCACAAAACAATATTAAAACGTATGGATTTGATATTGATACAGACAAAATTAATAATTATAAGAATGGTATTGATATAACAGAATATGCGACAAAAGAGCAGTTAGATAAAATCAATTTTGTTTCTGAATTGCCAAATGTTTCTATATATATTATTACAGTACCAACACCAATTCATACACAATCAAAACAGCCTGATTTAAGATTGTTAAGGGAAGCTACCGTAATGGTAGCAAAACATATTAAACAAGGTGATTTAATAGTATATGAATCTACTGTTGCTCCCAAAACGACAAGAAATGTTTGTATACCACTATTGGAAAAACATTCAAAAATGAAATTTGGTAATGATTTTTTTGTTGGATTTTCACCTGAGAGATTGCAAGCTGGGAAAAAGAATACGGAAATAACAGATAATGTTAAATTGGTATCAGGTGCAAATGAAGCATCTAGCAATATGGTGTTTGATTTATATAACTCTGTAATACCAAAGAACAAATTGCATCGATGTGATTCTATGGAAATCGCTGAAATGGCAAAATTAATGGAGAATGTTAAACGAGATGTAAATATCGCATTGATGAATTACTTTCAAATGATTTGTTGTTCTTCTGATATAAAGTTTGATAAAGTTCTGAAAGCCGCTAGAACAAAGTCTAATTTTGATGACAATAGATACTTCCCTGGTTTAGTTGGTGGTCATTGTATTAGTGTAGACCCATACTATTTGATTAAATTTAAACATGATGAAGCGAATAATGTACCGTCACGTTTTGTATCATCTGCAAGAGATACAAATGAATCGGTTGCCATGTTCTTAGCATTTCAAATTCAACGTATGCTAAATCATAAACAACATGCACAGGTGACTATTTGTGGATTCTCTTTTAAAGAATATTGTGCAGATATACGCAATACAAAGATATTTGATTTGTATAATGTATTGAAAAATAATATTAAATATGATGTATATGTTTATGACCCAAAATGTGATAAAGATTTGGTAAAGAAAGTATATGGAATAGATTTGGTTGATGAAATTCCTGATAACAACGATTGTATTTTTCTTGCATTGAAAGAAGAAGAATATATAAAAATGTCATATAAGAATAAATTATCAAAAGAAGGGTTTATCTTTGATTATAAATATTTAATTAAAGATATGTATCCATTGGAGATTTTCGGTTCAACATTAGATGGATTTAATAGCAATGTTGAAATTCCAATAGATAAAGTTTATACAATGTAACAAAAGAAATACCTACTGTGATTTGTAGGTATTTTTGTTTTTGTTATTTTTATTTTAATAGTGATTAGATTTATATAGAGGTGGTGTGAAAATGGCTATTATTTTGCAATCTAAAGAAGATAATACGATTGCTCCATTAACGGATGAAGAAAAAGATTTAATACATAAATTACGTGCAATGTTAAAAGATGTTCCTGATGAACAATTTAGAAGTTTAAATACGTTGGTGGAAAAACAGCGTGGACAACGTTGGTCAGATGAATTGTTATTAATTTATCTGCAAATTGCGATGCAAGATATAAATGCAGAACCGCCATTTACAGTATATACAATAGGAACTGTACCAATTAGTTGGCATGGATGCGTATTGAATGGTGCGTTTATTATGGCTTTGTTTGGTGAAGCTGTTGTTCAAAATGGTGAAGCGTTTTCATATTCTGATAATGGTATTTCGTTAAATATAAATCAAGCGGCAGGATTTATGCAAATAGCACAAGCACTACATGGTGCATATAAACAGCAAAAAGAAAATATCAAAAAATCTATGCGTCCGAATGCAAGAGGATTAAAGAGCGCACCAGCTCCTATCAAAATCAGAAGCTATAGTTCTAGGATGTGGATTTATCGTTAATATGTTGTTTAATAAATTTCATTTATGGTTTATGACGGTTATTTGATTCAGAAAGGAAAACAATAATGCCTTGTAGTATTATAAAGTGTGAGTGTTGCGGGAAAGAATTTATGCAAAACAACATTTTAAAAAGTTAAATATAAATACTGAGGATTTTTAAAAATGGTACAAATTGTAATATATTATCCATATTTAGATGGAACATCAACATCATTAATTGATATGTATTTTAACTTAAAACATTATATATCGGATGTTGAATGCTATGTTGTTATTGATACAAGCGATATGAAACGTAATATTAGTTATTTGCAACAATTAAAGAATAGTGTTCCTGATATATTTGTGTATAATACAATTACAATGAATCAGTTATATACAAAACAATGGGATAAATTGATAATGTCTTTTGGTGTTTTTCGATTTATTGATTCACTACCGATGAACTATAATAATTTATTTATATTAGACGCAGGGCGTATGATATATGATTATCACATGAATCATAGTAAACACATTAATTATATTAAAAGTTTATCGAATATTTCTATATATGGAAATAAAATGAATCAATTTCATTGTGATAATTTTGATAAATATTATATTTGGTATCATAAATTTAGTAAAGAAAGATTTGATTATTTAAAATGTTTAGAATCAAAACAAAAAGTAATATCAATGGAAGATAGGCTAAAAACAGGTAATATACCACTAGAAGCGTTATATTGCAATGAATTGTTTTATCATAGATATGACAAAATGTGGGGAAATGGAATCTTTAATTGTCAAGAAAATATAGGAAAATTAATTTTTGAATTTTCAGCGATGAATAAAAAAGTTGTTTATTCACCACAAAATAAGCAGTGCGATGATGGATTAACAGAGTATTTATCGCTATTTGGAATTAATGATAATGAGCAACAAGAAATACATATTACAGAAGAACAGTTGTTTGATGTATTAGGAATGAATTTAAATGATGTTATTTTAAAACATATAAGGAATGAATGGTAGATGGAGATTGTTTTTAAAAATCAAAAAGATGTAGAAGATTATTTTGGAAAAAGTAAATATATTGAAATTTGTACTGAGCCTGATATATTTAGTGAAGATGGAATTTTTCAGTTTTATAGTGATTATGTTCAAGGTTCAATCGATTGTGGACGTGGGTATGATGCATTTGTTTATATGAAAAATGAAGTCAATGCAAATGATTATGCGTCAGATATGCTTGATGAAGATGAGTTAAAAGATGAATATATTGCATTGATTGAAAGCGATATGAAACCTGATGATGAATTAAATGTTGAAGATTCAGATTTTGATTTTATTGCTTCACAAATGAGCGATGATGCTTTTGACTCTGAGATTTTTAAAAATAATTTTGATAATGCAGTAGAATCTGTAATGATTGAATTTGAACAAAATCGTGAGTTTAATGATGCAGAAGATGGATTTGAAAATGAAAGTATAGACGATGAAGAAGATTCGTATGTAAATAATCCGTCTGAACTTCTTGAGCATGATGATAAAGTAGGCGATGTTGTCTACATTGAAAATGATGCACATATAGATTATGATAATCGCGATTATGCGTTTATCTATATTGATGGTGAAATTTACTATAACGATGAGGATTCTAGTTTATCACATTCTGAATTGCTTGTAGAATATTTACAAGAACATGGTGAAGATGATAACATTCCTGAAGATATGTTAAACGGAAAAAAAGAAGATAGTAGACCAACAAAACAACGGCTACAACGTTTAACAGGCGGAGAAGATGTTGCATTTGGTCATGTAATGGACAATGTTGCTTATGTTGAAACACTTGTAGGAAGCGTCGATGCAGAAACAGTATCAAAGGCTTGCAAAAAACAATTGGATGTTGCGAAAGTGTATCAATTAGATACAGCACAACAATTAGTAAGACGTTTGGCTAAATCAATTAAATATCGACGAACAATTTGATATATAATAAAAATGTGGGAGGTTGTCATGGTAGATACAGTATTAGTAAGCAATAAAGTAAAACGTGTAATGGATGAATTATATCGTTTTATTCAAATAAATAAAGTAGCTATATATGTGTATCGTGGATATGATTTCCCGCTTATGCAAAAAGTATCAGATGTATTAATTGATGGATTTACTACTTTTGAAAAAAGAAAAGCAAAAAATGTTGCTTATCTAAAAAGTCATAAAAGTAGCGACAAACTGATTGTATTAACGATATTACTAAATGACAATTCAGTTAATGATATTTACTATCAATATGATACATTAAACAACTTATCTAAAACTACATTGCTTCAAAATGTTGAATTTTTTCAAATTATGTTAAATTGTGATTACAAATCATATCACGAATATATGCAATGTGTATGCAATGAGATTGCAGAGTATATAAAAAATAAAAATTCAAACAGAGTCAAAAGTGAAATTGATGGTATCGGAATAAAATATCCGATACAAAATCAAACGGATGAAAAAACTGAAAATGAAGGGATGGAATGTGAATGACTGACGTAACATTTTTCTTCTTATTTGTAATTTTTGAATATTTATTTGTGATGGTTTTTCCAACAATTCCTATTGTTGCATTCCTTGTATTCATGTTTTGTTTATATTTAATTTTAATGAATAATTCGATGCATTTGTTAAATATATGGAAATGGGGATTAAGAAAAATTGAAGCGATTAAGTAATATGCAAATGACCTTAATACATAGTAGGGAAAATATTCCTAATGAGGTAAATAAAACAATCTTTTTGGCAGGACCAACACCTAGGGATTATACAGTAAATAATTCATGGCGTACTGAAGCAATCGAGATTTTAAAATCATTAAATTATGATGGTGTTGTTTATATACCTGAAGAAAGGAATAATCCATTCCCAAAAGAACTTTTAGAACAACAAATTGATTGGGAATATGAAACAATGTCCTCGGCAGATGCTATTGTATTTTGGATTCCACGTGAGCTTAGAAGTGATTTTGAAAATATAGCATTAACAACAAATGTTGAGTTTGGCAGATTCTTAAATACGAATAAACTGTTTATTGGTGCTCCGAAAGATGCAGAACGAAATACTTATTTGGAATATATTTCAAAAGATAAGTACAAATGGCATACAGATTTATATTCATTGCTAAAAGATTGTGTTGAATATTTGGGCGATGGGGTTTTTCGAGAAAATGCAGAAGTAAAAATTCCAAAACATATATTTGAATCAGAGCAATTTCAAAATTGGTATATTCCACAAAAGTCTATCGGAAATAGTTTGACAGATTTTAGTATGGAGTACGAATTTGTAATGCCACAACACAAAAAGTTGTTTATGGCGTTATTTAAACCATCTGTTTATGTGAAAGAATCTGCATTTGGAATAAAAGAAAATAGAGTAAAAGATAATGAGTTTGTAATTGCTCGTACAAACATGTCTTATATTTGTGCATATAAAAAAGCAGATAATATTTTGGATTCACAAATTGTTCTGTGTGAAGAATTTAGAACACCTGTGGTTAATAAGCACGAAATGATTTTTGAATTAATTGGCGGTTCTTCTTTCGATGAAACTGAGGATGAACTTACTGTTGCAAGCAAAGAGTTTGAAGAAGAATCAGGATTAAAAATAGATATGAATAGGTTTTCTTCAGTGGCAATTAAACAGTCGGCAGGAACACTTTGTTCACATCAGATTTGTTTATACAAAGTAGAATTGACGGATGAAGAAGTTCAACATTTTATGAATGATAAAGAAACACATGGCGTTGTTGAGGATACAGAACGTATCCATATTCATGTAATGACATTTAGAGAAGCAATGAGTGTGATGGATTGGACAAATGTTGGGATGGTTTATGCCGCATTAAGTGAGGAGTAAATGAGGTCTTTTTTACAAACAAACATATCAACAATATTTATTATGTTGGGTCATGAATGTAATTTACAATGTAAATATTGTTTACAACATGATGTAGTAAATATAGCGTTAGGGAAAGAGATAAATCCAAAGCTTTATGATTTTATTATTGACATTGCAGAGAATCAGCATCAGAAAGTTGGTATACAATTTTATGGTGGTGAACCACTAGTATTTTGGCAGGAAATACAAAAACTAATTGATGGGCTAGAAGAACGTGGTATACCTAAAAATCTTTATTTCTCTATGATAACAAATGGAAAATTAATTGATTTAGAAAAAGCATGTTATCTAAACAAACATTTTAATAATGTAACAATTAGTTGGGATGGAAGAAATTCCAAAATTACACGTGGATATAATGTTTTTGAAGATAATAAAGAAAATATTTTTAAATTAAATAATTTTTCTGTTTCAGGTGTAATATCTGCATATAATTATATTGAAGATTATTTAGAAGATTGCGAGCAGTTAAATCGTGACTATGTAGAAAACTATCATGGTAAGACAATATCGTTTAATGTAGATGAATTGTTAGATGTTAATTTACAAAACCTAGACTTAAAGTCGTTTGATTTTAATAAGGTAAAGATACAAATAGATAATATTTGTGAGCAATATCGGAAATTTATTCAAGAGAACAAACCAATATCTGTTATTCGGAAACGGTATATAGAAAATAAAATTGGATATGTTCGTAATGCAATGAAATGCAAACACTATAAACCAACACGTGATAGATGTGGAAATGGTTGTGAAGTAATTAATGTTGATTTACAAGGCAACTTATATAAATGTCACAATACAGATGTAAAAGTAGGTAAAATTACAGATAATTATTTTGATATTTTACAAAATGTGTTTGCACTAGATAAAGTTAGCGAAACATCAAAAACGTGTGACGAATGTCCTGTTCAGATATTGTGTATGAATGGTTGCCCATTGGTTGAAGATGAAGCAAGGCAACAATTTTATTGTATGATGTCTATGACAATGAATTATCCAATTATTGAATTGATTCTTTCGATAGGGAAGTGATTAGTAGTGGCAAATGGGAATCCTGTTAATGGTAATCCGATGAATGATAAAATTACATTATCTGAATTTACTAAAGCTGGTGTAATTAAAACAGAAATAAATAAATTGACAGGTGATTATGTTGAGACATATAACACATCCGTAATGAAAAAATCAATATTGGATGAACTAGACAAGGCTTTGACAAGGTTGGAAGATTGTGTTCAATATGTTCAAAATTGTAATTGTCATGTAAATGTATCATGTCAATTAATGCGCTGTGAAATTAAGACAAGAGATGTAGTTCGACAAGATTGGAATAGATGTCAGTCTGTATCAGGTTATATTGATTATCCTACTTGTCAAAATTTAACGTGTCAGTTTATGACTTGCGAACAGTATGTTTGTCAGCAAGGGATGTCTTGCCAAAGTTGTCAGACGTGTGAAGCGTGTCAGCTTTGTGAAACATGCGAAAGTCAATGTTTGTGCCAAACATGTCAAAAATGTGAAGATAAAACATTTGATGTGTGGAGTTGTCAATCAAGAGCTTGTCAAGATTGTCAGACATGTCAGACATTAGTTTGTGAGAATATTTCTTGTCAGGCAAATCGAAATGACGGGGAGGATTTACCTATATAATTGTGTATAAGTGTTAAGAACATAACATTTTGTAATAGGATACTATATTTCATAAGTATTTCAAAAAACATAATTAACAAAACAAATTATATATAATAAAACCAAAAGATAAGGAGGTGTATATATGAAATTTAGTAAGTCAATAGCAAACAAAAAAGCCATTTCTTTTTATTCTTATCATTTGAATAAAGAAAAATTAAATACAATTACTGAATTTGCTAAAAAAATTCAAATTCTTCAAAATCACATTTCCTATATCTATTTTGATGAATATTTCAATAAACAAAGTATCAAATGTACTGATTTTATCAAATTAATGAATAAAAGATATAGAGATAAATATTTTCCTTCTGCTTTCTTCCAAAAAATATGTAAACAAGTATATGAAAAATATAATAAAAAGAAACCACCAAAAAAGCAAGTGATATTCAAAAAACTGTCTTTTATTGGTGTAAATCAAAGTACTAAAATCTTTATTGAAGAAAGCTCTAATAAATATACCAATGGTATTATCAATCTCAATATTCCTCATTTTGGCATTGTTGAGATTCCTTTTAGATATTCTAAACAATATCAAGGTAATCTTTCTGATATTCATTATTCTATGACAGGTACAAAACAAAATCAATACACAAAACAGTATACTTGTGTATTGGAAAAAGATAGGTTAAAAATAGTAATTGTAGAAGATGATAATAGAATATATCCTACATCTATTGGAAATCATATAGAAG